TCCTCTTCTGGGCACCAGACCATCATTCCCAAGAACCACGCTACGGCGTGGTTTTTCGTTTGCTACAGCCATTCTTTCACATTTTCGAGCGTGACCAAATTTAATCAAATTTGATCCATTTTTGTCAAAATGGTAAAGTTGTCGGGCAACTTTTTGGTCACGCGATTGGTCACGGCGATGAGCATCGACAAACTTCCTTCCGGCAAATGGCGCGCGCGCATTCACCGGCGCGGTGTGCGAAAGACAAAAACGTTTGCGCTCAAAGTTGACGCGCAGGAATGGATACGCTCTGTCGAGGCCGACGATGTTGCTATCACGCTCGGCAAAGCGGCGCGCGGCAAGACGCTCGGCGACCTGCTGAAACGTTACGCCGATGATGTGTCGCCGACGAAGCGCGGCGAACGCTGGGAGCGGCTTCGCATCAATTTGATTCTCCGAGAATTTCCAGAGTTGTGTAAAACATCGCTGTCTGATCTTCGCGCGTCTCATTTCTCAGAGTGGCGCGACGCGAGACTGAAAGATGTATCACCAGCAAGCGTCTGTCGAGAATGGAATTTACTGTCAGCATCCATCAGCATCGCCGTGAAGGAGTGGGGATGGTTGCCAGTGAATCCGATGTCCACTGTGAAGCGCCCGAAGGCGGGGCGTGAGCGCGACCGTCGGCCAACTGCCGATGAAATTGAGCGTCTCATTTACTGTTGCGGCTACGAGCGCGACGCCGCGCCGGTGACGGAGCAAGCGCGCGTCGGCGCTGCATTTCTTTTTGAGATTGAGACAGCAATGCGCGCCGGTGAGATTGTCAATTTGAAATGGTCTGACGTGGACATCACGCGGCGCGTGGCAAACTTGCGTAGCGCGCCGCGCGAGCGCCCGCGCACGAAGAACGGGGACGACCGCGTCGTGCCGCTGTCGCTCGAAGCGCTACGCCTCATTGAGCAGTGCCGTGGCATCGACGCAACGCGCGTGTTCGCCATCGGCGGCGACCAGCTGGATGTGTTGTTTCGGCGCGCGCGCGACCGCGCCTTGATCGACGATCTGCACTTCCACGACGGGCGGCGTGAGGCGTTGACGCGCCTTGCGGCAAAAGTTGACGTGATGACGCTTGCAAAAATCAGTGGCCACCGTGATTTGCGTATCCTTTTGCGCGTCTATTATGCGCCAAACATGGAAAGCGTGGCAAAAAACATTGAAACCTGACGAAAGTTTGATACAGATCAAAAAAATAGTGGCTTCATCCCTTGATTCGCCGCCCACTGGGCGTAAAATGTAAGTCATAAACAACGGGCAAACGCCCCCGACGCCATCCGGTAGATGGCTCCGACAGGAAAAAATCATGAGAACCGAATTTTTGAAAATTGCAGAGGCAACAAATAACGAACTTTTCGACGCCGAGTATAAAGGCGGCGAGTGGATGACAGAAGCGGTTGAAACAGCAGAAACGTTGGAGAATTGGGAAAATTCGGCAAAAAGCTGGGCGAGCCGCACTCCGATGATGACCGGAGAACTGGCAGGGTTCCCGTTCCGCGCGTGGAAGACGGTTCAGACCGCGAAGGGGAAAGCTCGGCAAGCGATGAGCATTATTGACATCGGAGAATTTCGCGTTGCACTTCCCGGCACCGACCTCTCGATTTTCGGAAAAGTCACCGCGCGCGAGAACTTCTCTGTGCTGTAAAATGACAGGCAAGCATTACAACTGGCACAAGCGATGGGCGGTCGATCTGGCCGCCCTCACTGCATCTCACGACAGCGGCCTTGTCGTGCGCTTTGAGGCGCACCCTGACGCTCGGCGCGCCGGAGACAACGTAGCCGAGTGGCAGGCGCGCGCGTGCGATGAAATGAACGCGCTCGACATGGCGAATCACACTCGGCGGCGGCTTGACGAAGCCGGTCGCGCTTGGGAGTGGGCGGCGGGACGACACGTCGCCGCCTACATCGAAAAATGCACCGCCGGAATCAAGGCCGCGCCCGGCGTCTGGAAAATAAAAGTTCCCGCTCCGCGCGACGCGCTCGAACGGTGGGCACTTGACGCCTTCTTGTCGCAGGTCAAGTGTGAGACAGGCGTCGCGCCGAGCGTTGAAACATGGAACTGACGCCAAACGCCATCCGCACCGCCCGCGACGCCGCCGGTCACACTCAAGTCGAGGCCGCGCGCGCGTCGTTCTCCGGCTTGAGGTCGTGGCAGCACTGGGAGGCGGGCGACCGCCCGATGCCGCCCGCTGTTTTTGTATTGTATCTCGTTCTCACCGACCAGATCACCGCCGACGACGCGCGGAAGTTGTCGCGCGGTTGAATCACTGCCGCGCTCTGACGTATCGCGCCAGCGCCGCGCACTCGATCTGACACGTTCGCGCGCGCTCGAAGACGTGCGTCGCGTGAATAACAATCGCTTCCGATGTCGCGCCCGCTTCCGGCTCGTCGATCAACGAAAAGTCACAGGCGTTTTCACACGCCAGCAGCGCCGACTCCGGCACTGCTTCGCAAGAGTGGACGGAAGGAGGCGATGTACAAGCGGAAAAGGTTGTCAGAGAGAGGCAAATCATCAGCAGCGCGGAAAATGGACTCATGGTTGAATTCTCCGAAGGTGTTATGTGTGGTTGCATCAGGCGGCGGAATTAAAACGAGTGAGCGCGATTCTGGCGCGTCGTTTTTTTGCGCGGCGCGCGCTTTTTTCAGCGCAGCGTAATCGCGGCGCAGTTGTGCATACTCTTTCGCTGTTTCGCTTGCAGCGTCGGCGGCGTCGCGCGCAATCTCTCTGTCAACGAGCGCCACCGCGTCGCGCGTGATGAGAGTTGCGCGCAACGTGGTGGCTTCAGCCTGCCATCGCGCGGCGTTGCAAACGGTCGTCGCGTGTTGCAATCCGAAAAAATATCCTGATCCTGCGCCCATCAGCAGCGCGGCGATGGCGGAAAGGGCAAGTGTTTTAATTTCAATCATATCGCCAACTGTAAATTTTCAGCGCGCACGATGGCCGGATCAAACATGCGCGCTTGCCGCTTTGCGTTTTCGATTCTCTCTTGCGCGTCGCGGAAATAATCGGCGTCGAGTTCAAAGCCGCAATAATAAAAGCCTTCATCGTAACACGCAATCAAACTCGATGCGCTTCCGACGTGTGTGTCCAAAATCTTGTCGCCCGCCTTCGCGTAATGTTTCAGCAGCCAGCGATACAAGGCGACGGGCTTTTGTGTTGGGTGAATCTTTTCTTCTTTTGCTTTTTTACCGCCGGTCATGTCGCCCTGCATGAATCCGTTCCAACGATAATCAATAACGCGGCAAGGCTTATTAAACGATGTCCACGCAAGCTCACAATCGGCTTGATCCAATCCGCGTTTCTTTTTGTCCCAAACAATAAAACACGGCGTCGCGCGCAACGCAAAATAATTGCCGCCAAAAATGATTTGATTCTTTGAAACGCGAAAAAGCTCGGCGAAGTATTCTGGAGTCGGCGCGGCAGTGTCCCATTGTTTTTTATCAAAGGATTTTGCTTGATAAACTTTGCCTATTGCAAATCCTCCTATGCGTGTCTTTTTGTTAGCGCCAATTAGTTTATGAGTGATGTTGATTCCATACGGCGGATCAACAATCGCAAGCTCGAAAAACTTGTCGGGAAATTCTCGCATGCCTTGCATGCAGTCCATGTTGTACAGGCGGTTGAGTTCCAACATTTTCAATTCTCACCCAAACACATTTTGCGTTCTCGTTCGCGGCGCGAAACAAGGCCGTTGAGTTTTTGTCCCTTGGCGTACACCCAACGCGAAAGCTCGTTGCACGCGCCATCATAATCTTCGGCGTTGAGCTTTTTTACCAATGTCGATTTGCAAAACGCGGATTCGCCGACGTTGTAGATGAAATCCACGTAGGCATCGTACTCGCGCTGATACAGTGGAACGGTAACGCAGCGCTTTATGACGTCGCCCGCCGCGCTGGCGTCTTGCTTCAACTGCGCTTCGGCATCCTCGCGTGTGATCTTGTCGCCGATCTTGACGCCTTGCGTCGTGCCGTAACCGATGGTCGGCACGCCGACCGGATCGAGATAGGCGTCAGCGCGGAAGCTTTCTTCTCCCGCGATAAAGCCGATGCCCAACAGAGAGATTCCCAAGATTCCGGCAACCACGCGAATGCTCGTTATTTTCGTTTCCATTTGTGCCACCATTTCCGTTTCTCTTGCAACTGCTGCGCCTTGCGTTTCGCCTCTTGCAACTCTCGCATGAAAGGGCTGATGGAAACGTGATTGCTTTTGTCCTTGAACAAACCGAACCGATCATGCAACCATTTTCGGATCGCTTCCCAGTTGTTGATAATCAGCACGATCGATTGCAGGATCATGAAAATGAGTGTTGCAATGCCGACCAGCAACTGCATTTCTTCAATCGTGATGAGCGTGCCCAAAAGCCCCACCGATGTTTTACCGACGACCGCTATTTTTTCGGTTTGCATCACACCTCCGGCCAGCCGGAAAGCCAATCGTAAAACAGCACGTCGCGCACGTCGTCGAGCGCGTCCACCGCGTCGGCGTGTTTGCCGCTGATGCCGGAGATGTGAGCTTCGGTCTTGTAAAACGCCGCCCCCTTCTGCCAGATTTTTTTCGCAAGGTCGCGCGCGTCGATGCCGCGATACTCTGCTTCTTCCCAGATGCGCGGGTTGCTCTTTTGAATCGTCGCGAGGGTTGTTTGCGCGCCGTAGCCGACGATTTTTTCAGCTTCGAGAAACTTGTAAGTCCATGCCATGATTTCGGCGGGCGAAATGCCGAGCGTGGTTTTATTTCGCAGACTGGCGGCGTAATCGCTGATCGCACTCTTGATGTCGGCGCGCGCTTCTTCGAGCGTCGTGATTTTGTCAACGGGAGGCAGTGCCTTGTTGCCGCTCGACAGCCAGGCTTGATACTCATCCCAACCGTCGTCACCGCGCTTGATCGTTTGCCCGGTGTCGTAGTCGTAAACGCCGCCTTGGCGTAGCTGTTGGTAGCGGGTGCGGGTAGTCATGCCGGCACCCCGAACCAACGGATCATGACTGCTCCATTCTCCCCTTTATATGGTGTAGTTCCAACCACATCTCCTCCTTTGCCTGCGCCATCAAGCGATGCGCTTGCCCCGCCAAGTCCTCCTATAAGTGGGGCAGTTGTTAATATTGCGCTCCCCTGAAATCCTGCGCTCGAAAAGGCTGCTGGCGCATCAGGTTGTCTGCCGCCGTTTGCCGGGCTGTTGCGGCCGCATCCAAACCCGCCTTCTGCTTTTAGCGTCAACAACGATGTTTCCCCTCCTTTTCCCCCATTTGTGTCCCCAGTTCCACCAGAACCAATCACACCAGTTAAACTTTGGCCGGGTGAAACGCTCATGGGTAAATCAATAATTCCAGCGCCACCGCCACCGCTACCGCTACCAGCAGAGTAATAACCAGCACCACCGCCAGCGCCTGACAATGACGCAAAGACAAGATACACATCATCAGGAATAACAAAAGAAAAAGTTCCGGGCGTGGTTAGGAGTTTTTTGTTCCATGTGTTTTTCGATTTAATTATGTCTTCAAGTAGTGTGTTAATGTATTCTTTCGCGCTGTCGTCTGACAGCCGCGAACTGATCTTTGCATCCAGCCTGTCAAGATTCCCCGCCCGCTCTGCGGTCAGCAGCCCGACCAGATCGCGCGTGTTGTGCCAGATGTCGATAATTCGATTCATCATGATGGTTTCTCCCTATGTAGTTCCCTGAAATCTGCCGTTTGCGTCGTAAACAAAATTCACTTCGCGCACCAGTTGCCATGTGTTGTTGTCGGTCGAGTAGTAAATTTTTACGCCTGAGCACAGCCCCTTGCTGACGCCGTTCGGAAAATAGTCGTAATCGATGCGGGCGCGAAGCAGCCCCGGCTGCTCGATGAACGGCCAATGGTGGTAGAGCGTGCTCGCCACTTTTCCTTCCGGCGTTTCTGTTTCTTCGGCAACGCGCCAATGCACGCGATCCCAAGGAGCGAGGGCGATTTGTTGCGCGATGAAATTCGCGTTGATGCTGTCGAGCGCGACTTGCCAATTCTGAGCGACGTTCGGCGCGCTCACATCGAGCGGCGCGAACGGTGGGGTGATTTCTGCCATGTCAAATTCCCTTGAAAACAACCTGCACGCGCGCGGGCACGCGCTGGTTGTTGTTGTCGAAAACGTAAACGTCAACGCTGTTATCTATGCCGCTGCCGACGACGATATTGTCGATGATCACGGTGCGCGGCAATGTGCCGATCACGGTGGGGATGATCGACGTTGCTTTTGCGTAGCGGTTATCGAGCGTGAGCGTGGCGAAGCCACCGGCGGGCACGTCGATGATGTGCGATTCTTCGCGCGGCACGGCGTTGACGACAATTTTCACGGCGTCGGCAACGGTCATGGTGCCGTCGGTTTCAAATCGCACACGAGCGAAGCGCCCTGTTGCATGCGCCGAGCCGCCTTCGTTGCGCGCCCACGTCGCCAGATCGTCGGAGAGTTCCAGCACGGTTTCGGCGCGGCCTTCGTGCGCGGTGACCTCGGCTTCAATTTGCCAATACCCGCCGATCACATAGCCGACATCCCAAACTTCGGTGAGCAGCGACGACGCGCCCGGCGAGTGATACGTCGCCACCACGTTGCCCGCGTGTTCGGCGAATGTGTCGGCGATGCCGTAGCCCGCCGGATCGGCCATGTTCGTTGACCACTGGCGCCGCCGATCCGGCAAGCGCCGCCACAAGGACATGTTGGTCGGCGTGTAATAACCGTAGATGTAATGATCGAGCAGAAAGGCGTTGACATCGAGCGTGACGGTGATGCGCGCGATGAGCGGATGCAGCGAATAATTGCGCACGCTGTCAATCGCCTTGATCATGTAGAGCCAAGTGCCCGTCGGCTCGCCGTCGATGCGCGCGGTGAGCGCATCAATCTGATCGACGAGCACAGCGTCGTTCCAAAGCGCATCGGCAATGTCCGGCGGCACGTTGCGGATGTCGAGTCCGGGCACGTCAGGAGCGCGACGAATTTCGTAGCGCTCAACGTCCGATTTGTCGTCAACAGTGATGTCCGGCGCTTCTTGCCACGTCAGGAAAACTTTTCCACCCGCTTCGAGTGTTTGCGTAAAGGCGGGCACGTCGCCGGGCGGCAACTGCTTGCCCAAGCCGACCGCCGACGCCACGGCATAGGGGCCGGCGAGGATCGCGGTTTTGACGGCGACGCGCAAAACGTAGGGCTTGCCCTCTTGCACGTCCGGCGAGGCGTAGGCTTCGGTATGCACCGTTGCCACGTCGATCACGCGGCCTTCGCACGTCAACTCGCAGACGTAATCGAAGGCATACGGCCACTCAGGGCGCGACCACGACGCTTCAAAGCGCGTGCCGTATTTCCGCGACTGCTTTTGATACAACACTTCGGCCATCGTGAGGCCGGAGATGGCGGGCGGCGCGGAGGGGTCGGGCAAGAGGGGCGCGATGGTTGCAGGCGCCGACGCAACGCTGTCGCTATACACTGCTGCGGCGTATTGCCGCGCGGTGAGCGAGTAGCGCCCGACTTCCTTGTTTACCACAGCGAGCAGGCGCATTTTCATTTTTTGGCAAATCACGCCAAAGGAGACTGTCACCACGTCGCCGACATTCAATTCCAAAGCGTCGTCGAAGGCGTCCCAAGAGGCGTTGAACGGCTCCAAGAGCGAGTGATTCAACTGCTCGACGGCTTCTCTGTAACCCTGCGCGTAGGTTGTAATTCCCTCCATCGACAACACCTTGCGCCGCCGATCGAGCGCGCCGGTGAGCACTCCAGATGATGTGGCGGTCGGGTATTGTTTGCCGTAGGGGTTGGTTGTCGTGTCCGTCGTTTCGACGCATACAACGGTCGGCTGATTCATCGCGTCGGTGAGCCACCACTTGAATGTCCCATCAACTATGTTCGATTCGCCCGGCGCATCGGTGAATGTGTAAACGCTTTCGGCAGGGCGATCCGGCACGATACGAACGACGCCACCTTGCGGCACACACCATGCGTTAGCGTATGAGCGGAAGGCATCAATCCACTGCGTCAGATTTTGCGGGCGATCAAGAATCAGTGACATTTCACGGCGCGGCGCGTTTCCGACTTGTTCATCGTTCGCGTTCATCGCTTCGATCAAGCAAGTGCTGTCCACCGTCAAATCAGTGTAGCGCCTGAAAAGTTCCGCCGTGCAAAGAGCAGGGTTACGCGAAAACTTCCACGTCGCCGGATCGTTCGCTAGTTGTTCCGGCTTGCGGTCGTCCCACATTTTGAAGCCTTCGACTTCGGCGGTGATGTTCGGCATGCTTGACCAGCCGCTGGCGTTGGCGCGAATCACGATCTTGGCAATGCCGGGATGTCTGTCGGCGTATTCAATCGGCGGCTTTTGCGATGCAAAGGCGGCTTTCAAAATCGGGTCGATGATTGCGTTATCGTCGCCGACGTAAACATTGATTTTCGTTCCGGCGGGCGGCGTGTCATCGTCAAACAAAATGTTTTTGATGCTCTGCACTTCTCCCTCGCACAAAACACCTTCAATCACGATGTCGGCGCCGACAAAACACAGCGCCGAGATTTTGATTGCGGCGCGAATCGCGCCTCCAAAGATGATGGGCACGGTTTCGCCGTCCCCGCAGCACATGATCTGCACGTCTTTACTGCGCACGGCGTCCATCGTCGCGCGCGATGCAGTGCTATCTTGCGGAGGAAATGTGTAAGGAGGGACAAGGTATTCGCGCGTCACGTTACACCTCGGCCAGTTGACACGTTACTAACCAGCGCACGCCTTTTTGCGTTCTTATCCATTGTTCTTCGGGCGTCTGCGCGAAAACGCATTGATAGGTTTTTCCGTCCGCCCACCACTCGAAGTCAAAACGCGCGTCGCCCGTGCGCGTGCTGTTGTAAAACGACATGAGTTGATCGCGCTTGTTCGGCGTCAAAATGTGTTTGACTGTCATCACGCGCCTCATTTTGTCCCATGTTGAGCGCGTGCGAATCGCGCCTCCTGATGCGCGGTCTATTTTCACGCCGTCAAGATTGTTCGGTTTGTCGGCTTCGGCGAGTTGCTTGAAATCAGGGTATTTCATCGCCGCGTCTCCATCGTGTAAGTGGTTTGGCCGATAACGTATTTCGTTCCGGCAACGGGCACATGGTTGAAGCCGTTTTCAGGCGTGATAAACAAGCGCGGCAATGTGACCATCCGCCCGGTGAGGCTCGCCATTTCAATCGTCACGTTGCCCATGTCGTCGCCTGACACTTTACTTCCGGCGCCAACGAATACGCCGACCGGATGATCAATGGCGCCAGCGTCGAAGGCGTAGATCGTGATGCGTCTATCGGCGATGCCGTGATGTTGCAGCAGCGCGGTCAACGCGCCATCGGCGTCGAAGAACGCCAGCGTTCCGCGTTGATCGGCGGCGGCGTTGAAGCTGATTCCGGTGATTTTAACATTCGCCGCGATCCACACTTGTCCGTTGTAAGTCAAATCGCCGCGCGTCGAGCCGCGATACGGCACGGGAAAATCAATCTGCACCAGATAGCCTGGCGCAGTGTCGAGCCGCTCGATGGCGCTGGCAAATTCAGGCGCGATGTCAGTACGCATGGCCGACCTCTTGACTCACGACGGTGGCGGTGACCGCAACCTTGATGTTTGCAAGTGCTTCTTTCATGTCTGAAATCAGCAAGCGCGCTTCTCCGAAAGCAGAGCGCACGTCGTCCGCCGAATCTTTCAGCGTTTCGCCTGCCGCCGTTGCTGCCTCAACGCCGCGCGTGTTCGCAAGCTCCAACATTGGCGCCGCATCCTTGATGGTTGCCGCGAAGTTGTCCATCGCGCCAGCCGCCAGCGCGTCAATGTCAGGCGGCGCTGCCATCGGCTTCTCGGTGAGGTTGAAGCCCACTTTGTCGAGCGCATCGCTGACAATTTTCGCGGCGTCACTCACTTCAAAAAAAGGCGAGATGTCAACCGCCACGCCCAACTGCTCGGCGACGTTGGCCAACGCCGTGGCGACGGCTTTTCCGGCGTAGTCGATGGCATCGGCGGGGCCGGTGATGATGTCCTTCAGCGCTTCGATCCGTTCATTTTTCACCGCTTCGAGTTCGTCCAACTGGCGAAGGAAGGCGTCTTTGTTCGCAAGCTTCCCGGCGTCGTCGAGCATGCCGTAAGTTTGGTTGAGCGCCTGCACGGCCTGATTGAAATAGTTGTTGATGTCGTCGATTCCGGTTGCTTCTTGCAGCGCGCGAAAAGCATCGTCACCTTCTTTTTTCATGTAAGCATAGGTCTGGTTTTGATCCAAGCCTCCCATTTCAATCGTGCGACGCAGATCGGCAATCTGACCGTCCATGCTTTTCGACAACTGATCGACGGCGCCGATGATGTCGTTAAACGCAGGCGCGACTTGCATCAACTGCAACGCCAGCTCGCGCCCGGCATCGGTGCTCATGTCCTGCGCCGCAATCAAATCGCGGAAGGCGTCAACCGTGCGCGGGATGGACACGCCGATGGTGTCGAAGGTGTCGCGCAGGGAGCTTGTGAGCAAGCCGAACTTGTCTTGCTCGGTGGCAAAGGTGTCAAAGTAACTTCCGAACAGGTCGGTCAAAGCATCCGCACCGCCCGCTTGATCAACCAACGCCTGTCTGTTACCCGCGCTATCCAACCCAACACCAGCGAAATTGATTTTTGCAAAATCCGCGATCCTGTTTGTGATTGAAAACGTCCTTGCCAGCCGCGCGACGGTCTCGTAAATCTTTTCATTTTCGTAAGCGTATTTCTCAAAATCTTGCTCAATGAGTCCTGAAACGCCGAAAACTTTTGCTTGCGTTCCATGAATGTCATTGAGCACTGCCAGCGCGTTAAAAATTTTCCCGATCTGGTCTCTGAAAGTGTCAGGATCAAGGTCTTTCAGATCGTCAACATAGACGCCCCATCCTTCCTTGATGGCTTCAACAGCCTTTACCGCCAAGTTTTGGTAAACCTCGGTGGTCGCCTTGTTGAAATTTTCTTCCATGGACTCCCACTTACCGTCCGTTGTAAGAACAAGGTGAAATTTTTGTTTCCAATCTTCTCCGAAAACATCAACAAAGTTGATGCCGAATTGGCCGAGAGCGTTTTTAATTTGTCGCGGCACTTGGCCTATCGTCTGATCGATGGCCGCTTGCATGGAAGCGCTGATGGCGCTCCATTCTGTCCAGTGGCTGTTGCCACGGAAAAGCCCGCCCTTCTGCTCGATGTCCTGAAAAACGCTGCCACGGAATCCGCCGATGCTTAAATTTCCCTCAACACCTCCTTGCTTTGCTTTCGGCGTTTGCGATCCGAAAAGGCGCGTAAATATCGCACTTCCGGAGAGCATGCTCGACATTTTGTCGTCGAAGCCAATGGCTCTGAACAGCTTGTCAGAATAAACCGCCGCGAACGCGCTCAACCCTTGCAACGGGTCTATGGCAAAAGCCGATGCAATGCTTTTTTGTTTTGTTGTCTCGCTCATGTTGGCGATGTTCCAGCCTTGCGAGAACAGCGCGTTGTTGACCATCATCCCGGCGTAGATGTAGCCGAGAATTGGGATTGTCTTCATGAAGGCGGCGCCGCTCTGCGTCAACTCTTTCGACCGCGTGATCTCCATCGCGTCGTTTGTGCGCACAACATTTTCGGAAAGGCCAAGCGTTTCGCCAATGCCCGACTTTGCGAAAGTCGAAAACATGTCTTGAAAGCCCTTGAACACGGAGCCAAAACCGTTCGTCAAATTGGTGAAAAAAGATTTCTCGCCATCCTTGCTATCGCCCATGAAGACGCCGAGCGCGTTAAATCCACCTTTCACCGACATTTCGATCATCGGTTTCAGAATCATCGTCTTGAATGTGTTGACGAGGGTGTCTTTGAAGTTGTCGGCGAAGCTTTTGCCGTTCTCGAATCCGCGATATATCGCATCAGAAAGCGACTGGCTGATCTGATCAAAGTTCTTTGCCCAATCCTGCCCTTCGAGCGCATTGCGGACATTTTTAACGGCTTTTTCGGTGTCTGCGATAAGACGGTTACGCTTCTCAAGCTGCGCGTTTATCAAGCCTTCGTTTTCAGCTTCATGCTTTCGCAGTTCTTCGATCTGCTTGTCGATTTCCAGCAGTTCTTTTTTCAGCCCCTTTTGCAGATCGTACTCGGCGCGAAGTTTCGCCTGCGCGCTGGCGCTCTTTCCTATCAGCGACGTTTCAAAATTCAGATCGTCAATGCGTTCCTGTATCCCGCGAGCGTAAGCGATAGCGCTCTCATTGATTTTTTTGATTTGATCGTCAAGCGCTTTGTTGTAAAGGTTGAGCGCCTGTGTTCCTTTTTCCTGCGCGCTGTTGCGATTGCCAACCCCTTTCGCTAAATCCTGTTGCGCCTTGATAAGCTTTGCGTCAAGGTCGGCAAGTTTCGCCTTTTGCTTCGCTTCTTCTTCTGATCCTTTCGCCGTTTTAATCGCGTTCAGCTTGTCGTATTCGGCTTTGATCGCAGCGACGGTATCCGCCGCCCGCTGTATCTGCGCTTCGCAGTCTGCAACTTGCATCGCGGTTCGCTTCTCGATGAATTCCTTTTCACCGATAAAATCCATATCGCGCTGATATTTCAGCGCGTCTTGCGCGTTGGCGATGTAGTTCTTGATGCTGTCGTACAGCGCGTTGTATCCGGCGATTTCGCGCGCGATGTATTTGTCGATGTTTTCAACAGCCGTTGCAAAAGCTTTGCCGACCAGCGGCGCATCGCCGCCGCCTGTGATTTCGTCGAGCGCTTGCTTTGTGTTGCGCGCTTCCTGCCCGGCGCGCGCCAGACTTTCGACAACGCCAGTCATTCCCTCTTGCACGCTCTTGCCGAAGTCGCCGACGTAGTCCTTGCTGAATGCGTCGGTGAACGCACCCTTGACTTGTGTTGCCATGTCGAGCGCCTGATTTGCGTCCTGTTTCAGCAAATCGGTGAACGCCGAAAATGACATGTCTCCATCAAAAATTTTCTTGATGCCGTCCCACAGCGCGCCCGCAAGATTGCGAACACGATCAAACGCGCCGGAAAACCTCTCCATGATGTATCCGGCGATGATGCCGATGGAAGTTCCGAGCGCGTTGAAGCCGGAGATGATGAAGTTGATGAAGGTTTTGATTTTTCCGAGGAACCAACTGCACCAATCCACCCAACCCTTGACAAGGTCGCCGAACCAACCGCCGCTGCCTTCGAGCGCGTCGTGTATCCACTCCCAAGCGGCGGCGAATCCTTTTTTGATGTATTCCCAAGCGCCGACGACGATGTCACTGATGGATGTTGTCGTGTTGCCGATTTGAATGGTGGTGTCGCGGAAGTAATAGAGCGCGGCCATTGCGGCGGCAATCGCCGTTGCGATGAGGCCAAAGGGATTCGCCAGCATGGCGACTGTGAGTCGCATAAAGGCGCCGGTGAGTTTGTCCACCGCGCCGCTTGCCATGCTCGAACCGGCGGCGAAGATGGTTGCAGCAGTTCCAACGCCAATCAGCACGGCGTTGACTTCTTCGCCGTGATCGCGCAACCACTCAAACGCCTTTGAGATGCCTTGCATCGCGGGCAACAGTGTTGCGGCGAGCGATGTTCCGGCGCCGGATGCTATGAGTTGGATTTTTGCAAGCTCGCCGTTGAACGCCGAGGCTTGTTGTGATATTTCTTTCGTGACGCCGCTGTATTTCTGTGCTTCTTCGGATTGCCGCGCCAGCGCTTCGCTGCCCTGATTGAGCAGCGGTATCATCGACGCGCCGGATTTTCCGAACAGTTCTTGCGCGAGTGCTGCTTTCGCCGGGCCGTCGGCGTAGCCTTTGAACTTGTTGGCAAGCTCACCCAGCACCTTGTCAGTTGACTTCAAACTGCCGTCGGCGTTTTTGACGGCAACGCCCACGGCGTTGAAGGCGGCCTGTTGTTGCGCGCTGCCTGTTGCGGCGGCGGCCATGTTTTTTGCCAGACGCGCCGACGACGCGGCCACGCCGTCGAGATCGGTTCCTGAAATTTTTGCAGAGTATGAAAGACCCGCCAGCGTTTCGTGTGCGATGCCTGTTTTTTGTGACAGCTTGTCGATCTGGTCGGCGGCGTCGATTGAATTCTTGATGAGGCCGGTAAACGATGCAACTCCAGCAATACCGGCAAGCGCGCCGGTGAACTTGGCGAACTTGTCGGTAATGCTTGTCAGTTGTCCGCCGATGCTGTCAATGCTGCGCCCAATCGCTTTCGCGTTTTGGTTCGCAATGTCGGCTGCACGGCGAAAACCTTCCTCGAAGGATGTGGTTTTTGCGCCAATATCAACGGTGAGACTTTGCCCCATTTCGTATTGCCTCTAAAAATCCCATCATTCGATGTGTCACCAGCACCTCGCCTTCAGCGAGTTCCCGGCGTTCTTCACTTGGCCGCACGAGTCGAAAATCTTCAACGTCGTATGGCTCTTTGTGTTGCTTCGTGTCGCGGTTCGCGTTGGCGTACATCGCAATGAGCATCGCCATTTGTGCATCGGCGCGCACTTCGCCGAACGGCTCGACTTTCGCAAACTCGATCCAGTCTTGCAGTTCGGCGACGGTTAGCGTTTGTTCAATCTCTGAAACAGTTCTTCCAAGCTGCAACGCCAGCCGATGCACAAAACGCTTGCGCGGCGTCAGTCCTTTTTTTCGTCACCTGCTGGCGTTTCATCAAACCCCATACTCTTGCCTGTGACGAACACGATTAACTCTGTTGCCACCTTCACCCCCAGCGCATCCTTGAACTTTTGCAAATCCTTGTCGCTCTTGATCGCGCGCGTTCCATCTTCATCAAGCAGCGAGTATCGGAAAATCTCGACTCCAAACATTTTGTTGCGTTTTTCGGTGTCCGCTTTGTCTGGAAATTCCTTGTTAAGCTTCGCTTCGATTTCTTCTTGATCCCGCATCGTGATTTTGCGAATGCTGACTTCCATCGCTTCACCTTCGGGATTGAAAACGGCCTTCATCGGCGGCTCGGCGTATTTGGAAATCAGTTTTTCGAGTACGTTCATTTTCTTGCTCCGTGTTTTTTCAAGTTGAAATAAAAAACGGGCGCCGAAGCGCCCGCTGTTTCTGCTCTGGTGTTACTCTTCGCCTTCTTCTTCTTCTTCGGCTTCTTCATCCAACAGGCCGTCTGTCAAAGCATCCGAATCGAGATCGTCCAGTTCCACGCCGTCGTAAACGTTGACCACATCGTTGATTGGCAACGTCGCGGTGTAACCTTGTTTGTCGTCAACCTTCGCCGATGTGTCAAACTTGTCGATGGTGCAAATGAACTCTGTGACAACAAACTTTTTCTGTGATGCGTCAACCGGCATGCACTGGCGCACGGGGAACGGATCGGTGCCACGGATGTTTTTCAACTGCAACGCCAGTTGATTCGGGCCGCGTTCTTTGTCGAGCGCGTTCCCGGCAATCGACAGGTTTCCCAAATCAGGCAAGCCTTTCAGATTTTCCTTGGCCTTCGACTTGAAATCGGTGATGTCTATCTTGGCGCCTGAGCCGCTCTGCCAGTCGAGTTGATTGAGGGATTCAACATCGCGCCAAACGGTGGACGACGGAGAATCTTTGAAAAGCAGCCGCGCGCCTTGCGTCGGCATCCCACGAGGTTTGTTACTCATTTCCATTTCCTTTCATGAGTTACCGCGACGCCGCACATAAAAAAAGCCGCCTCGGTTGGCGGCTAAACACGGGCAGGTGGCGGTGTTAAAAATTGGCGCTCACGCGCCGATTAATTCTCGCTTTCGACGAGAATTCTGTAATCGGATGAATTTCGATAAAGCGATGTTTCATCCTCGTATCCATTGCCCGACGATTCTGTCGTGCATGTTATTTCTTCCGATGTGCGCAAAGCTTTGCGGCACGCTTTCGCTATCCTTTTGCACTCTGGCAAGTTTCCGGAGTACACATCGACTTGCAGCAGCACATCTACAATGCCGACATCGCCACTCATGTCTTCGCTCTCCGTATCGGTGACGACGGTGTACACCGCGAACGGCGGAACGACCTTGTTACCTTTTTCGTCATCCTGCGGCGCCAGCATCGGAAAGACGCGACCGGACAGATCGGTAACGCTCATCAGCGCGTCTGTGACGATGGCTTCAATGGCTTTCATTTGAAGCCCTTCTTCGCCTTTTCATCGACGATGGTTTTCTCGATGCTGCTGATAACGGTGTCAGCAGCAGCTTGGCGCTTGGACTCCCAAGCGGGGCGCATGAACGGGCGCGCCGCCATCTTTGATGTTCCGCGCTCGACAAACACTCCGTAAAAAGCGTTGTCCTTGGCTCCGGCTTTTCCTTTTGTCCTGATAACAACTGCGTATCGCGCCTCTCTGTCTTTGTCTTTGACGCGCTTGTATTTTGAAATGACGATGTTTCTTTTCAGGTTTCCGGTATCGACAGGGACAAGCGAGCGCGCTTTGTCTCGAACGATGCGCGCGCCATCTGCTGTTGCTCCTGTCAATCCTTTCATCCCCACGTCGCGCCCCATCTCTATCAATCCTTTTTCAAGCTCGGCAAGACCCTTCACGTTGACTTGCAATTCGATCACTCGCCTAGCCATCATTCTTTCCCGTTTCACAAGCAAGATCGACATATTCACGGCGCGCGGTGTCCGGCAACACGGCTTTGATGTTGAGCGTGTAGCCCCCGCACAAAACGCGCATGCTCGTTGTCACGTCTTTGCGGTAGCGAATCCGCACGCTCACTGTAGCAGCGCCAATTTCCTGACCTGAGGTTGTGTATTCCTTCCCGTTAAAATAGCGCACGTTCGCCCACACCGTTGCAACGTCCACCCATTCGCCGACCACTTGCCCGAAGGCATTTTTCTCGGCGGCGCGGCGCTGTATGGTCGCGCGACTGTTGAGCGTTCCAGCTCTCATAGCGTCGGCAATCGGAACATGTCAAAAATGGCGCGGCTCGTCAGCGGAATTTCCTGCACGATATTTCCTATGTTGACTGACTCGCGCGTTGAGTACCAATGCCCGATCAACAACAAGCAGCCGCGTTTCAGCAGCGCGCCCATCACTGTTGCGTTGGCAAGCTCCGATGCTTCTACTTCGTTCTGCGTTTCAAAAAACGCCATCCCCGTATATTTTTCGGCGTATTCAATAGCCGAAGTCGCAAGCCCTTCGAGATAGTCGTTTTCTTCGTCGCCATCAACGCGCAGGTGAGCCTTGATTGTTTCGAGCGGGATCATTGCTTACTCTTTCGCCTTTTTGACGCGCTTCGGTTTTTGTTCATGCTCGTCGCCTTCTTTGACTTCGACAGCAAGCCCCAACCTGACAAGTTCATCGCCATGCGTCGATTCAAAGACATCGCCTTCGCTGATAACGCGGCCTTCGTGTTGAAAGACGCTTAATGATTTCAATTTCATGTTTCAAAAAAGGCGGAGTCTTTCGGCTCCGCCTTTCCTTTCTTGGTTGAGGTTATTCGTCAGCAGGAGGAGCGACGGGGAACGTTCCCTTGACAAACGCCGCCGGGCGATACACCGCGAAGGCGAGACGCTCGGAACATTTCATCGATACCTTGTCGGTCTCGAAGTCTTTGTCGTTCTCTGTCGAAATTTCGACTTCGACGCTTTGTCTGTCGAAAATCTGCGAGCCGATGGCGAAGGCGCCGGTCAGGAACTTGCCGACGGGCATCGCGTTTGTGACGACAATAGGCAATCCCCAAATGGTCGGATACGCCGCTTGTTGCGGCCCGGCGAACAGGTAAACACCGTCTGTCGATTTCAACAGGCTGAGTTTTTCCCAATCGTTCGTGTTGAGCACAAATCCCGATGCAACATACTCGTCACTGATGGCCTGCGTGATTGCATGGCTGAGAATGTCGGCCATCGTGTCGCCTGTCAGTGTGCGAGCCGTGTCGTAACTTGCCGCTTGCGGCATCACGCCGAGCAGGTTGTTTCCGGTTCCATCTCCAAGCAACAGTTGAACGTCCTCGCGGTACAGCAAGCCGTAACGCAAGCGACCATCAATCAGGCTTTGCAGTTGCGCCGAATCGTTCAGCGCTTCTTTTGTCACCTTGATGATGTGACCGAACTTCTTGACCTTGGCGTCGGCGTCGGTGTATTTGACATCGCTTACCGGATACGCTCCGCCTTCGGAGATTCCATCCGCAAAATTGGTAAATACGTTTTCACGTTGGTATTGAACCAAATTGCTTACTGTCGATCCGGCCATGCAAAGGTTGCGAATGCGCAACTGCCGATCCGGCGGCGCAATCAGCAAGTCCTTTCGATCCGGCGCGATCAATGCGCCCGCCGATGTGCTGGCGCTGGTGATGTCGTTTCGCAATTCGATCACCAGCCCTTGCCGACCACCCTTGTTGTACGCCTTGAACGCTTCGTTTTCTACAAACTGCTCGCCAATGGAACGCGGGCGCTCGTCGCCAGTGGGGCGCGCGGCTTTTTGTTGCAGTTCCAGAATCTTTGCGTTGATGTCGGAAACGCTTTTGACAACGGCTTCCAGCCTGTCGCTGGTATCCTTGCGGTGTGTTCCGTATTCTTTCGCCTCAGCGTCCAGCTTGTCTTTGACGGCAAGCATCTCTTTCATTTTTTCGGAGACACTGTTTGTCAGCGCTTCCAATGCTTTTTTGAGTTCTTCGTCCATGATATTTCCTTTCAGTTAAATGGAGTTGATTGCAGTTGTCGCGCTTTTCAGCATCGCCGCCGTCTCTGCAACGTGATCGCCACGTTTCAGAGCGCGCAGGCCGTGTCCTGCAACGGTGCAGGCGTCGGCTTTCGAGAAACCATAAGCGTCGCGCAGATGGTCTTCAAATTCTTTCAGGTCGGGAACAGCGTTTTGTTTTCCGAAACGCGCCATCACTTCTTGCGGAACGTTTTCGTAATCGGCAAGATTCAAACGCGCCGCCAGCTTGATGCTGTCGGTGACGACATCAACAAGCCCGGCCGCTTTCGCTTCTTTCCCCGTGTACCACGTCGTCGCGCTCATGGCTTTCACGAGTGCTTCACGTGAAACCTTCGCGCGCGTTTGGTAAATGTTCAAAATGACTTCTTTCGTTTTATCGACAAGTTCGAGCGCCGATTTGATGTCAGCGCTCGTGCCCCATGCGCTAACCGTCGGGTCGTGAATCATCATGAAGGCGTTGTCGGGCATGTAAATTGTCTTTCCTGCCATCGCAATGAGTGATGCCGCCGACGCCGCCAATCCGTCAATGTAAACATCAACAACGCCCGTGTGTTGTTTCAACGTGTGGTAAATCGCCAGCGCGTCGAAAACGTTACCGCCGACGCTGCTGATGTGAACGTCGATGTCTCCGGCGTCAGAGATGGAATCCAAAAACTTTTTTGCGGTGATTCCCCAAAACCCTATCTCGTCAAAAATGTAGGCTTTCGTTTTTCCGTTGGCAGCGTTTTCAACTCTGTATTTCATGGTGTTGCTCCTTTTCCGATTTGGTCGAGCGGTATCATGTTGCTTTGAACTCTCAACGAATCGCCGCCCGGAAGCGGCGGAAGGTTTTCTTTGCCGCGAACTTCGTTGCTTGTGACCACTCCGTTTTGCAGCATCTGCGAATAGAACCCTGATCTCGCCGCCGAATCGGCGCGAAGTAATCCATCAATGTTGAATTCAACGAAATAGCGTTGGCGATCTTCGACGGGTATCAGGCAACGCCCTATCGCTTGCGCGATGCGCGACAAGCGCGGCGCCAGTGTGTAAGTGAGAAAGCCGATGTTTTGTTGCTCTAAACCCGTTCCCCAAGAGGTTGCTTTTTGTGTGTGCCCTATCATGAACGGCGGCACGCCGAACCATCGACATACGTCCTCAACGCTGAAACCGCGCGACGCCAAAACCTGCGCATCTTCGGGAGTCAGTTTGATGTCTGACAGCGTTTCGCCAAGTTCCATGACCATGATGGAACCGGCTTTCTTCGACTTCCATTCGTCGAGGCGATCCGCGTAAGCCTGACGCTGCTCGGTGTTGAGAAGTTTCCCTGTTTGCAAAATCCCTGCCGGACGCAAGCCGTTTCTGAATGTGTCGTTTGCAACGCCATCGGCAGACAACGCCAGACCGATGGTGCTCTTGGCGTAGGCGATGGTTGACATTCCATTCACGCCGTCGAGAGAGAACCCGCGAACGTGGAGGATGTCGTCTTGCGAAAATTTTCCTTCGCGGAATTTGTCTTTGTAGTCGTACACCAGCGCGCCGCTCTTGTCGCGCGTGACTTTCATCTTTTCGCTTTTCAACGGATCAAGGCCGATGATGTCCTTTCCGGCGCGCAGCTTCAACGCGAAGGCGTTGCCCTGCAACTCGATGGATGTTTGCATCACGCTCCAAAAATCCACAGCCGACATGTCGGCGTTCGGCATGTCGTGCAAAATCAAATAGAGCGGATGATCGTATTTGAGAGCGCGCTTTCCGTCGCTGCTGCGCTCGTATATCTGAATCGGCAACGTCGAGATGGTTTCCGCCAACAACCGAACACATCCCCACACTGCCGAGAGCGTCAACGATGTTTCGATGGTGACATTTTTTCCGCTGTCGCTCATGCCGTAGCTTGATACTTGGCTCAATTCAGCAAGAGAGCCGGGCGTAACTTTCCCCGCCGCGTTGAATAAACGCAGCGCTATCCATTCTCTGACTGACATCAGATTGCCTTCATTCCGGTGTTGAAATAGTCGGCCAGCGCAGCAGGATCATCGCCGCGCGAATGCAGCGCGCGCCCAAGCGCCATGATGATTGCTACTACGCCATCAATTTTGTTTTCTGGTCTTTCCTTGCGCGGGTAAATGTTGTCTTTCACGTCGAGATGCGCGACAACGTTTGACATCATCCACGTTGTAACCGGATTTCCGTCGTGAACGACGCGGCCTGACAACACCAGCGCTTCGAGTTGTTTCATCGGTTCGCTGAAATTCAACACCGTCGCGCGCATTTCAATCATCGGAGCGTTGTTTTCGAGCATGTGCGTTGCCAACTGCGTCGCCTGAAAAGGATCGTATGGAACTTCTCGCACGTCGAATTGACTGCAATCAGTAATGATGTCCTGCTCTATCACGTCGAAGTCGATGATTTCTCCCGGCGTAACGTGCAACAGGTTGGCGCGTTGCCAGCCTTGATACTGGCTGTTTGCGCTGTTTTCAACAGCACGATCCGGCAAATAGTAGTCGGCGAAGATGTAGTAACGATCGTTTTCTTGATCGACAAACATTTTGATTTTCGCCGCCACGTCTATTTTGCTTGCAAGATCAAGTGCAATGAAACATGGCAAGTGCCGAACATCGTCGATGGTGAGCGAACGATTCGCGCATGCTTCCCATGCAAGCATGTCCATCCACGCGCTATCAGCGTTGACCCAGACGTTTAGGCGCTTGGTCAAGAAGTTGTTGACCGCGCTCGGCATCGACAACGCTTTTCGACAGGCGGCTTCCATGTCGTCTGGCAACACGGACACGCCAAAATTCGGATTCGCCTTCGCCCACACGGCGGGGTCTGACCAATCGTCGCCATCGTCGACCGAAAAGACAACGCCAAAGAACGATTCATCTTCGACAACGCGATCGAGAATTTTCACGAGGTGCGAGCGCTGTTCGTAGCAGATGCCGCTGCGGTCGCTGCCCGCCGTCGTCACCATCCAGATCAAAGGCTGTGAACGCGCGCCGGTGGCGCTGTCGATCACGTCGAAAAGATTCCGGCGTTTGTGCGCGTGAAATTCATCGACGGCGCCAAAGTGGATGTTGAGTCCGTCGAGCGTGCTGCCTTCGGCGTTGAGCGGCCGGAAAATGCTGGCCGTGGAAGGCACAGCGAGGTCGTGCGCGTGAACGTCAACGCCCATCAGCGCGCGGAATTCAGGCTCGCGCTCTGCCATCTTGGCGGCGTCGCCCCAAACGATGCGCGATTGTTCGCCGGTGGTGGCGACGCTGTAGCACTCTGCGCCCGGCTCACCATCGGCAGTCATCATGTACAACCCGATGCCGGCAACTTTGGTTGACTTCGCATTTTTTCGCGGCACTTCTTCGTAAACGCGGGTGAAACGGCGCCGGCCGGTTTCAACGTTGATCCAGCCGAACACGGTGCAGAGAATGAAGCACTGCCAATCTTCGAGTTTGATTTTCGGGTAGTGCATCGCGCCATCGACAAGCTGCGGGCGCGCCCACTCGCCTTTAATGTGCGGCAAAAGCTCGATGAATTGACAAACGCGGTTCGCGGATTCGGCGTCAAACGTGTACATCCAGCCATCAACAGCACGATCGAGGTCGCGCAACTGGCGCTCGCAAGCGGCGCGGTGCAATCGACAGGCAGGAATTTTCCCGGCGACGACACGTTCGGCGTAGCTGATCGCGCGGTCGGTGTAGGTCATGATGCGAATTTTTGCCATGCTGTTGCCGGTTTGTCCATCCCCGGCAACGAAAGTTGATTGTTGGAAGGCGTGACGCGCGCGCGAGCGCTAGGCGACAGGCCGAACTGTGCAAGGTATCTCAACACTTCTTCGCGGTAGCTTCTAATCGTCGATGCGCGCGCCGACATTTGTGAGTAACCGGAAGCGGCGTAGCTAATGTGAACCGAATCCACCGCTTCGTAATAGTCGCGGCCTTCGTCAACCAGCTTGTCAATTCGTCGCGCCATCGCGATGTCCAGCTCAACCATGCGCCCAAACGCTTGGCAGTACAACGCCAGCGCTGCGCGGTCGATCCTCGTCAACAAACCAAGTTCCAACAGCGTCGGCACGATTCGACGCCACTCTTTTCGCGCCTCACGGCCAAGATGCTTCGGAATGTCCGGCTCTTCAACCGTCGGATTCACGCCAGCGGGCAGATTGATAGACCGATGCCCGCGATTTCCCTCGTGTATTTTCAAAACGTCGGGCTTCCGAGCGGGGCCGCGCGATCCCATTACTGCCCCCTTCCTTTCACCACATTACCAATACCCCCCCCCTGAAACTTGCGCGCGCAAAAAGTTGACTTGGGGCGCGGTCTTTCGAGAAGAGCGCTAGACTTTTGACCCGCCCCCTGCCCGCGTGCGAAATTTCCGAAACCGCCATCTTCGCGCGCGGTTTTTGCGTCGTGGCAAGGCTTGCAAAGAGGCTGCCAGTTGTCGCGATCCCAGAAAAGAGCGCGGTCGCCCTTGTGCGGTTTGATGTGATCGACAACCGTCGCGGCAGAAACGCGCCCGTGTCGCGCGCACTCATCGCAGAGCGGATGCAGCGCCAAGAAACCGGCGCGCGCGCGTTGCCACTTTGACGTATAGCCGCGCTGGTGCGCCGAGCCGCGACGCTGATCTCGCGCCGCTTGCTCTTGCTGATGTTGTTGGGCGTGACGCTCACAAAATCCGGGGCGAGCAATCGCCTTGCCGCATCCCGGATGTCGGCAGAGAGTCATCGCGCGTGAGGTCATAAAAGCAAAAGCCCCAAGACGAATCTCAGGGCTTGAAAAGGTTTTGAGTGCAAAATCGACAAACTAGCAGAAATAGCTTAAATCGTTGCAATTTCCGTGTCAAGAGTTTTTTTCTTCTACGCCTGAATCTTGACGTATTCTTGCCACACAACGAACCTCGCCGTGTCGAGCCAGTTGTAAATCGTTCGCTGGCTGACCTTGTATTTTTCCATCGCCTTGCGAATCCCGATCATCCCCGGCCACATGTACACCACTTCGATCAACCCCTGATGGATGCCGCCGACCGCCACCACTGCCGCGTCAACGTCGGCGCAGGCGATGGCGCGATCCACGTCGGGGATGTAGTCAGGTAAGCCGCCGCCTGAGAGCCGTGTAAACGCTGCTGCGCGCGGGAAGCCGAGCCGCCCGCTACAACCGCTCATCTTCCACTCTGCCCAATCGGCGAGAAGAAGTTCAAACGCAACCGGCGCTTTGTTTTCGATCATTGCCGCTTTTCCTTCCCAACCTTCCGAACCTTTCCAAAAAAATACAAAGGTTCGGAACCTGCAAACCCGCTTACAGCCTGACGTTTCCCAACGTTCCTAACCTTCCCAACCTTTACGCGCGGGCATGCGGGCGCGCATGTGCGCACACGTGCGCGCCCACACGTGCGCGGGCGAGAAAAGGTTAGGAAGGTTCGGAAGGTTCGGAAGCGCGTTGATTTATATACGCTTTTTGGTTCCCAACCTGCTCCTAACCTTTCAAAGGTTAGGAACCTTCGCCGATCAAAACGGCGGAACATCATCGACTCCAATTTCTACGTCAGTGCTGCCTTCGGCTTTCTGTGGCCGTCTGTACACATAACGCTTTGCTGCTGTTCGCCGCTCGATTTTCGCCCACCCGTTGCGCCCCATGATGATGCCGATCTTCGTCTCCATCGACACGTTGACGCGACCGCGATCCACCTTCAAAACTTCCGACAAGATTTCCGCGCTGCTGATTTCCATGAACGTATTCTTCGCACAGTAGTCCATGATCCATTCTTCCCAAGAGTCGGAAAGCTCGCGAGATCGTTGCTCGGGATCGATGATCTTTTGTTCATCGCGCGTCGGATAAACGCGCGATCCGCCCTTGTACAGTGCCACCGCTTCCGCCAACAGCAGATCGCGCACCGCGCGCAACGCCTCAACATCAATCTGCGATACCACCTTGATCGGCCAGAACCGCCGGTTGCCGCTGGTATCGCGAAAGTATTCGTGCTGATTCGTCGTGCCGACAAAAATCACGCGGCGCGGCTGCTCAACAAACCGCCGACCATACGCCGGACGATACTCATCCTTGACGCGCGTGATGAAACTCTTGACGCGCGTGATGTCGGCCTTGTTGAACGAATCCAGTTCAGCAATCTCGTAAACCAACTTGCCTTGCAGGACGGCCATTGAATCCTTGTCGCCCATCACAAAATCAGTGTTCCCAAACCATTCCGGGCTGGCGAGAATTTCGAGCGCCATCGTCTTGCCGTGGCCTTGCGGGCCTTCGAGAATGGGCATGTAATCGAACTTGCACCCCGGTTCATAAGCGCGCTTCACCATGCCGAGCAGCCAGAGCCGCCCGACGATCCGGTTGTATGGCGTATCCCCGCACCCCATGAACGCCGAGAGCCAAGTATCGACGCGCGCCACCCCGTCGTGTTTCAAACCATCGAAATAATCCACCACCGGGTTAATCGTGTTGAGTCGCGCCACCATCTCCACAGCTTCCGCCGCCATCGGCGCGCGCAGATTCGTCAGCCCGACGCGCACCGCCAACCAATCGGCGGTAAACGAATCGTCGAGTTCTTCCCAAGCGCCCTTTCGCCCGCGCTCAAACGGCGGCGGCGCGCGCTTGATCGTGCGCCCGGCGAACTCATCGTAAGCCAACACCCCGCGCCATTCATCACTGTGCAGCAAGAAGCGAAACGCATTCGGAACGACCGACTTCAAAATTCCATCTTCGTTGCGAATGAGTTCCTTCGCCCAATCGGCGTCGCGCTTCGGCTTGCCCGGCGCAGCCTGATCGGGGTCTATCGCGATTTCTCGCAAATTGTTTTTCAGATAGTCGAGCAACTCCGGCTTGCCCCAACCTTCGGCCACTGCGTCGGCCACATCCCAGCCGCTCGGCTTCGCTCCCGGCGCCGGAATCTTCACCATCCGCACCTCGGCGGGTTGCGACAACGCCGCTAGCAGCGCCGCGATCCGCGCCATTGCCTTCATGCCCGGCTGAAAATCCTCGGGCAACACCAGCCCCGCCCTGTCAAGCTGCGCGTCACAGTCAGGCCACAAAATCACCTTGCGCCCGGCGAGCGGCGACCAATTCACCTTGTCCACCGCCTTGCACCCGCCCGGCCACGACACCACCGAAATCGTCGTGTCCGGCCCCAGCGCCGCGCGCGCCGCATCGGCGCACTTCTCGCCTTCGACGATCAGCACCTTGCCGGTTGGTTTCAGCTTATCGAGGCCATAGAGCGTGCGCGGCTCAGGAAAAGCCATCCAGCGCCAGTCATGAGCGCCTGATTGCGGATTTCGCGCCCACACACACGGCAAAATCTCCTTGCCGCCGTCGCTCTTGACGAAGCGGTACACCACGCCGAGCAACTCACCGTCGGCGTTGAAATAACTCCACGTTGCGGCCGGACGCCCGCGCTTGATGTGAGCCTTCGGCGGCGGCGGCGCCGAATCGGGAACCGGCAAAATCGGCTCCCATTCGGAACGCGATTTTTTCCCCTCGTCCGCTGGCGGGAGAGGGCTACCCGAAGTAGCGTGAGATGGCAACTCAACAATCCCAAGCCGTTCTGCCACCGCCCTTGCCGCCTTGCCCATCGTCAAATGGTTGAGATAAGCGTAGAGGCTTATCAAATCGCCACCAACGTCATCCGTCGCAAAATCCGCCCACGCGCCCGTGCGCAAATTGATTGAAAAACTCCCCTCGCACCCATCGGAGCGCGTCGGATTGAGACTCTTGTATTCGCGCCCATCACGCCGACCGTGCGGCAACCACTCAGCCAGCAGTTGATCGATGGCGCCGAGCGCGGCGGCGGCGATGCGAGAAAAATCAATCATGGGTTACTCAAAATGGCGCCCGCGAACGCCCGCCGCCAACAACCCAGACGGAGGAAAGAAACGCGGCAAGCGCTCCGGGCAAAGAAGGTGCGCCGCCATAACCTTGGGGTCGGAGAAGGCGGCGCGGGCTGGCGCTGTCGGGTCGGAGTAGGAACCGGCCAGCCGAAAGAACTATTTGCATTCGGCGGTTTCATCGACGGCGACATCTTTCTGAAACGTCGAAACGGAAACAGTGATTGATTGTGAGCGAAACGCTTCCGCAAAAATCTCAGCCGCCTGCTCGATCGACACAAAAGCCTTGTCGTCGAACTTGGGGAACGGCTCGGGCGCGATAGTCGCCTCGTACTTCCCTTGAAGCAGTTCCTCGATGGTGCTGGTGCACGTCCACTTCAAACCCACGAGATGGAGCATTACCTTTGCCAAAAAGTCAGCGACTTCACTAGAAAAAATCACCGACTTTTCTGAAGAGTTTTTGGCGATCGCGTGTTTGGTCTCAATAAAATGTTTCAGCTCATCAAATTTTGTGCAAACCTCAACCAACATCTTCGCCTGCTTCAACGCCGGAGCCATCGGCATCGGGCGCGGTGGAATTTGGCCGTTTGAACAACTCATTTTTTACCCCTTCTCTCAAGAGCATTGTCGATAGACGCTACAACCGCGAACGCCGCGATCCAGACATGGCCGATCACTCTGGAATCCGGGTCAAGCGGCTTTTCAGAAAAAAGCGAAACAGCGAACATCACGGCGTAAATCGTCGCGGCCAAAAACAAAACGATCCGAAAGACCATCTCAGCCCCCTACCGCGTCGATCCGGCGCGCGAGCGGCGCGCGGTCGGCGATCACGCGGCGCAACAAACCGCAAACCGACCGTAGCCAAGAAAAACAAACATCAATGCGTTGCATGTCTGCTCTCCAAAATAATTTCAGATTCAAGCGCAGCCATTACAGCCGAGCGAGAAACGCCGTTCCAACGCTTGCGCTTTTCGAGCGCGTCCCTGAACAACAACAAAACAGCGAAGCGCGACATGCGCGCGCCCGGCTCCGACCACCTTCCAAGCCCGTGAATGAAACCGATTTCCTGCTCGGTGCCGTAAGCGTCCTTGAGATAAATTCCCATCTCACGAATCCCCGCCGTCGATCACCATCGTTGCCTGCGTCCTTTGACACTCACTCACATCTGCGCCAAATTCCGCACGATCCAATTCCGCTTCCATCGCCAGTTGCATCAACTCATACGACGGCAAAAGCGCGAACATCACCCGCGCCGGGCTGACGCAGACAGAACCACGAACAAACACCGCCACATTATCGCCCAATGCCAGCAAGCGCGTTCGTGCCCACGACGCGCGCCCCTCAGAGCCGAGCGTCGCCTTGCAAATTCGCTCGATGCACGTAATGAAATCGCCAGTATCAACTGAAACCGTCAACGTGATTTCCTTCTTCTTCTCAACGGCCTTCGGCTCGTCGCCCAACAAACAACTTTCAAAAGGGAAAAGTCTCTCAGACATTTTTCACACCCCCATCAATATCGTTGAGCGCGTTAATCTGACGCCACAACATCTCCATTCTCTTCGACGACTCAACAAATTCCTGATGAAGCAGCGCCTTGCGTTCCGCGTCGTTAAGCGCCTCAGGCTTTTCATAACCAGCCGTTGCGCACACAAAAAACATCGCCGCGTGACAATCAACGCGCCGCCCCTCGCGCAACAACCACAACACCTGCTCAGGATCGAGCCTGTCGCGGCGGTCGGGATTCAAACAATCAGCGAGGCGACGCCCCGCCTCGTCGGCGGATTTCTCCGGCCACAAACGAGCGCCCACGCGCTTCGTTCCGCCGAGTGCAAGTACCACCTCTTTCAACGCATCGTTCAAATTTTCGTGAATCGAAACCGACATTTTTTAATCTCCAAGCATGGATGTACGACGCTGTCCGATTTTGTCGGACAGCGTCGTACAGACAGAAAAAGGCGAAAAAAATAGAGTGGAGGTCATGGAAACAACCTCGAAAAAGCCACATTTGTTTTGCGCATCCAAATCAGAAAACGCTGCTCGCACCGCTCGAGGCGGCTACTGGCACGTTCAGCGGCGGCGCGACGGCGTAGATAAAGACGGCGAGCGTAACGCATCAGGCGGCGTCCTTTTGAGATCCGTGAGACACCCCGTAAATCGAATCCATCGTTATTTGGACACCGTTATTTCCGGCGACGGAAATGATGCGTCGCGCAACCGACGGGGAAGGGTCGTTACGGGACAGCTCGTAATGCGCGATGTTTGCTTGCGAAACGCCAATCTCTTTCGCCAAAGCGGCTTGAGACCAGCGCAACAAGCGGCGCATGTCTTTAATGCTGGTTGCGATCATTGCCAAATAATAGTCCCACTATTTGTACAAGTCAATAGAGGCGCTATTCTTTTTGTTTAATAGTTTGACTTATAATTTTCCATGGCAAAAACTTTACACATCCAACAAAGCGTCATTGATTCCGAGGCTGAAGCGCTCAGAGTCATTTATGAGCAAAAGATTGACAAGAAAATAATGTCTCAGGCTGCCTTTGCAAAAAAATTTCACATCGGGACAACGCAAAGCTCTGTCAACCACTATTTACGCGGACGGCAAGCGTTGAATTTGAAAGCAGCGCTCAAGTTTGCGACAGGTCTTAAATGTCAAGTAAGCTCTTTTAGCCCGCGCCTTGCAAAAGAATTGGACATAGAGAGAATTTTTGCAAAATATTCTGAAAACTACGTTATCAATGAATCCCCACCTTTTGATATTACTGTTGAGTTTGATCGCTTCATGAATGATTTTTTTTCGGAATACAAGCGGCGCGACGTACCATCTCACATTAAAAAAACGCTCTTGGACGTATTGAAAACTGCACCAGAAAAACCGTAAACAGAAAGGAAACAAAATGGCACTGATCGAATGCAAGGAATGTGGAAAATCCATCAGCGACAAAGCGGGCGCCTGCCCGAACTGTGGAGCGCCCATTCAACAATCAACAATGCCGCCAGTGGCAGAAACAAAACCAGTTTCACAACCAACACCGGCTCCGAAGAAAAAACGCAGCATCCTATGGTACATCCTCGGCGCCATCGTTCTTGTAGGCGTTCTTGGCGCCATCTTCGGCCCTTCGGAATCCGAGCGCAAAGCGAAAGAAGCAGAGAAAATTGCCGCCATCGAAGCCGCGAAAACGCCGGAACAACGCGCCGCCGAAGCGAAGGCCAAAGAAGAAAAAGAAAAAGAGATGGCGCGGCAAAAAGAAGAGCACGCCAAAGCCGAAGAAGCGAAAGCAAACGCCAAAGCGCTGGAGAACCAGCGCGCCGCTCGCGTTTTCGCCGTTACGAAAGTCATCCGAGAAAGCGCCAGAAATCCAAAGTCAGTCGAATTTACCAAAGTGCTGTCAGACGACACCGGCGATCTGCTTTGCATCCAATTTCGTGCGCAAAACGGATTCGGCGGGATGAACCTTGAACACTACGCCGTCACCAAAACAAAAACCTACAACGGCGCCGAAAATCCCGACGCCTACAACAAAGCATGCGTCGGAAAAAAACTGAATGACGTGAAATACGCCGCACAATAAAAATTCAGCGCAGACCCAACCCAACCCGCCACAAGGCGGGTTTTTTGTTGCCAAAAAACCGTCACCGGCCAGCTGGCGCGCCCGCCGCTGTTGCAAATTTCTGAAACTACGGAAATAATAATAGCACAACTATTGACTTGTGAAAATAGCTTGGCTATTATTCGCCACACACAGTCTCAAAAGGAGATAGCGATGAAGCAAGACAAACACGACTGCAACACCACCGGCGCCGGGCTCTTGTGCACGCTCATCAGCCGCGAGCGGCGATTCGCCGACGCCAAGATTTCCCTGCTGAAAGAAAACGCAGCGGACATCGAAGCCGTTGCCCAGATCGCCGAGTGGATCGGCGGGCAAGGCCATCCGGCGACGCCCTACGTAAACGTGTTGGACGCGCCGCCCGCCGCTGGATTCGACTACGAACTCGACTACAGCATCGTCACCACCGTCAGCGGCGAGCGCGCCATCCGAGAACTGCTGGCCGCGCTGAAAAAGCGCGCCATCGAATCCGAGCGCGACGAATACGGCAACAGCACCAACTGCGAAGCTTGGAAACTCACCGCCTACGGAAAAATCAAAATCGCACTTTTTTGCTTCGCGCCCACCGCGCCGAAGCAACAAATCGCAGAGAGGAAAGCAGCATGAGCATAAAACATACTCCCGCACCTTGGGAAGCGCACACCGGCGAAGATTACACAGTCGTGATGCTGCCTGACGAATGCACCGACAACGCATCAATTGCCGTTTACGGCAGCAACGACGAAGCCAACGCTCGCCTGATCGCCGCCGCGCCTGAATTGCTTGAAGCGTTGAAAAAGGCAGAGGAAGCAATTCGAGAAATTGCCGAAGAAAATGATGGCGATTACGAACTCGCTGACGAACTGCGCGCCGTCATCGCCAAAGCCACCGGAGAGGCGCCATGAAAATCGAAATTAGAAAATGTTTTACTGGCGCTGTACTTTTTGAGCACGATGCCGAAGAAAACAGCATTATCATTGCGCTTGAATTTGCCGTCAAGGCAAAAATAAACCTGTTCGGCGCTGACCTGCGCGGCGCTTACCTGCGCGACGCTGACCTGCGCGGCGCTTACCTGCGCGACGCTTACCTGAGCGACGCTGACCTGAGCGGCGCTGACCTGCGCGACGCT